AAATGATTTCAAAGCCGAAGCTGTATGGAACTATATAATGTCACAACTCAATAAGGGAGCGCTTGGAATATTACACGGAGCATTTGCTGGCCTGATCGATAAGTTCAGTTCTATATGGGAAACTCTCGGTTTACCGGCTCTTCCTAGTCTTACTGATTTAAATGTAGAACAACTGGTCAAAGATAAACTCGAATCGCTTGAAGCACAGATCAAAGCAGCTCCACAGGACGCAAAAGAACAACTGCAAAAAAATGCCCTGGCTCTTATAGAATCCATTTCGCTCGCTGGTTTTACTTTAATGGATTTATTAGGTGGTGAACCGAATGACTTTGTCGAGAGTATGGAAAAGAAAATGGATCGCTTTAAAACTCGTTTAAGAGATTTCGGAGAGGAATGGCCCAAGTTCTTAATACTTGAATGGATGGAAAAAGTAACAGCCTTCTTCGAAGCTATTGGTTTAAGTTCGCTGGTACAGTATATTACCTTTACCTTCTGTGACTTCTTAAAGATTATTGGATTACCTACATCATTAGCTATCCCTGCTGGTATCACGGTATCAATTGCTCCCTTGAAAAATTTACCACAGGCCGCTCTCGATGCGGCTGGAGAAGTGATCGCAGCTGGTCAACCGGGATCAAATCAATTCCCTACAATAGCAAAACCTGTAGTAGAAGAAGAAGACTAAGAGTATAAATAGATATATGGCAAACTATAGTAGCGACAGATCAGCATCATCAGGACCAATTAGTACGGTATCACGTAAGAAAGGCTGGGCGGATTTAAATCTTAAATTAACTCGTCATCCTATTCGAAGCGATATCATGCCTCTGAAAGACGATGCAGCAATTAAGAACTCGGTTAAGAATTTAGTATTAACTAACTTTTTTGAGAGACCTTTTCAACCACAGGTAGGAGCTAACCTTCGCGGCCTGTTATTTGAACCAGCCGATGCTATTACTAAATATGAATTGGCTGATAGTATTAAACAAGTACTTATAGATTATGAACCAAGAATAAGAGTAACCAAAGTTGGTATACAAGACGAATCAGATAGAAATGCATATCGTATTACATTGCATTTTCAAATAATAGAAATGGATTTAAATACGGAAGTAGAAATCGTACTACAGAGATTAAGGTAATAAACTATGGCATCAAATTTAAAAACAACTGAATTAGACTTCGATGATATTAAAAGAAATCTAAAGAATTTTCTAAAAAGACAGACTGTCTTTAATGACTATGATTTCGATGGAAGTGGTCTTAATGTACTCTTAGACGTATTAGCTTATAATACACACTACAACGCTATGGCAGGTCATCTAGCATTAAACGAAGCTTTCTTAGACTCAGCTCAGATCAGAGGAAACGCAGTTTCAAGAGCTCGTATGCTAGGATATGTACCATCATCAAGGCTATCACCCAAGGCTGCAGTTACGATTGTAATTGATGTCACGGGTGTGGCCGGTGCAAAGCCAACTAATTTAGCTCTTCCTCGAGGAACAAAATTATCTACATCGGTTGACGGTGAGACATATCAATTCGTTACACTGAATACTCAGTCCGCTACGATCGTTGGTAATACATACACTTATACAAATGTAGCAATATCAGAAGGTAATTATAATTCTATTAAATATAGAGTAGATAATGATATTGAAAATCAGAAACATCAAATCCCTCATAAGAATGTTGATACTTCTACACTCAGAACAAGAGTACAAGCAAACGAAGAATCTACTTCTTTTGATATCTTTACTCTTTTTACAACTCTATTAAATATAGATTCTTCAAGTAAGGTTTATCATCTGCAAGAAAATACCTCTGGTTTTTACGAAGTATATTTTGGTGATGGAGTAACAGGAACTAAACCTCTTAATAATAATGTTGTAACGCTCGACTATGTATATTCAAATGGTACTGAAGCAAACGGAGCTTCAGTATTTAGTATGGTAGATAATATTGGCGGCTTCTCAAACGTAACAGTAACCACTGTCACGACTGCAGCAGGTGGCTCTGAAGGTGAAACTCTAGAATCAATTCGTTACAATGCTCCATTAACATATACATCACAGAATAGAGCGGTGACTGCAGATGACTATAGAGCTATTATTCAAAGAGAATTTGCTAACATCGATGCTATCTCTACTTGGGGTGGTGAGGATCAAGCCGTACCAGATTATGGTAAGATCTTTATTGCTATTAAACCTAAGACTGCTGATACATTAACCGATGATGAAAAGGCTACAGTAACAGGTACAGTATTAGCTGGAAAGAATGTAGTATCTATTACTCCAACAGTAGTTGATCCAAACTATTCTTATGTGGAACTAGATGTAGCGTTTAAATACAATCCTAACTTAACTGATAGAACAGATATTGAACTAAAGTCTGTGGTCTCAGATGTTATCGATGATTATTCATTAAATGATTTAAATAAATTTGATGGAGTATTTCGGCACTCAGCATTGTTAAGAAATATAGATTCTTCAGATCCTTCTATTCTTAACTCTACAGTACGTCCCTTCTTATTTAAAAATATAACTCCATTGATTACTATATCTAATAATTTTAGTTTAGTATATCCTGGATCATTTTATGTTCCTGGTGGAGCTACAGATACATGTATACAATCCACTGCTTTTAAAATAGGTGGAGTAGATAACTATTTTAATGATGTGGCGATTCCTGGTTCTGCAAATAGAAAAATATTTGCTTACAGATTAGTAGGAGCTGAAAAGGTAGTAACAATATCTGACTGTGGAGTAGTTAATCCAACAGAAGGCACTATTACTCTTAACTCGTTTATACCAGATACTACTGATTCTATTAGAATTTCTGTAACACCAGAATCTTTAGACATCGCTCCAAAGAGAGATGAGATACTTTCAATTGATTCTACAAGAACTACTATGTCTGCAGACAAAGATACTATTGCAACATCAGGTTCTTCTGGTAGTATTAATTATACGACAACTTCAAGATTTAGATCGAGCACATAATGAGTGGATATGGATCAGATGCTGGCAACCCGAACTACGTAGAATCGGTAGGCTCGCTTAAAAAGAAAACGAAAGAAGATCTTAGGATCGACCAGCTTATTCCAGAAGAAATATTAACTGATTCCGGCGATAACGGTATTAAACAGTTATTAGAAAAGTACTACGAATTCATGAACATGAAAGAGTTCATCTACGTAGAAACCGATACCTTCACCGATCTTATCGCTTCAGATAGAGCAGTGTTCAGAGTATTAGATCCTAATGACGATAACAACGAATTCTTTACTGACTTTGATGGAGCTAGTTCAAGCCTTGTAGTAACTAATATAGATAAAACAGAAACTATTATTCCATTGTCAGGAACTAATGTACAAATATCTAATGGTAATGAATTGCCTGGTACATTAAAGGATCGTACTACTGAAATTGGTAAGACCTTTTCTGTATCATTAAAAAAACCAACTGAAGCTGGTTATGTAAATCATAATGGTAAGACAGCTAAACTTGTAACACCCATGACTTATTGGGTTGGTCCTGGTCCTTCTTATATTATTAATGCTATTGAAGAAGCAATGAACATCGATGAGAACACAGAAGATTATTTAGAGCTTATGCAAAAAGAAATTGCTCAAGCTATTCCTAGAACTCTTACTGTTAATAAAAGAAATCTATATAAAAATATCAATGATTTCTATAAGCTCAAAGGAACATCAGACTCTATTGAAGTTTTCTTTAGACTACTCTTTAATGAAAGTGTAGAAACTGAATTTCCATATGATAAAACATTAATACCATCATCTGGTAAATGGGATGTCGGTCTTAACAGATACTTAGATCACAAAGGTTTCCTATCAGATAATATTAAATTACAAGATTCAAAATTTTATCAGAAGTTTTCTTATGTAGTACGTACTGGTAAAAACTTAAGTGATTGGGAAACCGCATTTGATAAACTAGTTCATCCAGCTGGATTTGTATTCTTTGGTGAAATTCTTATTCTTACTCAGCTAACTCGTGCTGCTCTTGGAGATAATATTAGACAAGACTTAGTTGAACTAGATATTGGTATTGGAGAAGGTTCAACGGGATCTATACCTGTTCCTAATCAGCCAGGGTTTGTATATACGTATAAAGACTTATATGGAAGATTAAATAGAAAGACTTTAAGTTCCATGCCTGGTGTTCAACCTGGTGTTATTGGCGCAGAAGATGTAGCGCTTCTTGTTGAAGCATTTTCTTCATTCTTTTTACCAAATGCAGAAGGTAGGATAAGTAAGAGTGGTCAACTATCATTAACTCTTAATGCTAATGGCAGTATAACAAATGTAAGTGTCGCTAATCCAGGGTTTGGTTATCCAATAGATCAAGCAACTAAAACTACTGTAAATGGACAAGATTTTTTCGATGGGCCTTCAATTACAGTGACAGGCGATCCAATTGAAGGGCAGACAATATCTCAACCATTATTAACTTGTAAGGTTGATGTTGATGGTAGAATAGATAATGTAACTATCTCTTCAGGCGGAAGCAACTTTGCATCAGCAAATGCTAGTCCAGATGCTAATTCTAATAATGGTAAATTAACTACTATTATAAAAAGTGGTTCTGAAAAACATTTTGCAACAGCTCCAAGTATTATTGTTAGTCCTCCAACTGCTACAGATGCAGATGGTGTACTCTTATCAAGTAATGTAAATGCCACTGCCACAGTTCAAATATCTCCAAGTGATGTATATTATACTGCTCAAGAAGAAACAAATGATTTAGCATTGGAAGAAGGATTAAGAGTAGGAGCAGTAGAAGGCGAAATTAAAATACACCAAGGTGATATCTTAGGATTCACAATAACTAATCAGGGTAATGGTTATGTTGTAGATCCTATTGTTAGATTTGATTCACCAACTCATTCAGAAGAAAGAGCTAAGAAAGTAAAAGAGATTCTTATATTATCTTTAAATCATGTTGCAACAGAAGTTGGAGATGAGAACTTTAGAACTCTTATAAATAATAATTACTTTAACAGAAAAGGAAGTAACTTTGACAGTCACCGGATGTTTAGAAATGGATATCCAATAAGCTTTTTAAGTGCAAATACTATTGAAAGCTTCCCAGGAACTGTTATAAATAGATATAACAACAAAGCTATAATAGCGCAGGAATAGAACAATGACAGCAATCGTAACAACACCATTTAGAGTAGTCAATGCTCAAAACTTTAAAGAGGATGTGGCCTCTAGTAGTGTTTATGTAGCTATCGGTAAATCAGACGTTTGGTCGAATTCAACAAGTGATACTACTGATACGACTCCATTCACTCCTTTAGATAATATTGACAACATCGCAGGAGCATACCAACAAATGATTGGTATGAAAAAGGTAACAGCAGGAGAAGTATCTCATATTGTACCTAGACATACATGGACCTCCGGTAGAGCATATGTCGGTTGGGATTCTGATGATGCTACTATATATGATAAAGCTTTTTACATTATCACATCTGAGTTTAAAGTTTATAAATGTATTGAAGCTGGAGCTGGTGCTTCAACAGTAGAACCTGTACATATTAATACTCAGCCAACTGCAGAATCAGATGGTTATAAGTGGAAGTATATGTATACAGTAACTGTTGTTGCTGCAGAAAAATTCCTTACTAATTCATATATGCCAGTTGAAACATTGGGTTATCCTACAACTGCTACAGTAAACGGAGCTACAAGTTCTTCAACTGCAGTAACCTTAAGTGCAGCGAATGGAAGTATTAAAACTGGTCAATTAATTACTGGTGCAGGTATTTCTGGTTCAGTTACAGTTTCTGCAATTAGTGGAACATCACTTACTTTATCTAGTGCTCAATCACTAAGCGATAGTGGTACATTAACCTTTGGTAGGTTTGCCACAACTGATGTTAACTATGCTAACCAAACTTCTCAAATAAATTCCAAAGCTCACGCTAATGCTAGTGGTATTGAAAGAATCGAAGTTACTGCTCCAGGGCAGGATTATAGCTCAGCACCAACTGTAACAATTACAGGTGATGGTACTGGAGCTACTGCAGTTGCAGTTATGGCTGGAACTGGAAGTTCTCAAACTGTAGCTTCAATTACAGTAACAAATAAAGGAACAGATTATAATGTAGTTGATATTACATTAAGTGGTGGTGGTGGTTCGCTGGCAACAGCAAGAGCAGTTATTTCTCCACCCAATGGTCATGGAACAGATCCTATTTCAGAACTTGGAGCTTTCTTTGTAGCTATTAATACACAGCTTTCTGGTTCGGAAGGTGGTGACTTAACAGTAGGACAGGATTTCAGACAGATCTCTCTTATTAAAAATCCACAAAACTTTGCATCTGATGTTATTGCATCAGCCTCTACACTTAGAGCTCGAAGAGCATTGATTCTAGATAGTGGTGCTTCTCTTACTGGATTTGCTGTTGATCAAATACTTACTGGTTCAACAAGTGGTGCTAAAGCTTACATTGTAGAAATTGATACTTCTAATAAAGTATTGTATTATTACCAAAATGAAAAGACTGGATATGCTAACTTTGTATCTGGAGATACAGTAGCAGGTACTTTACCTAATGGTGGTACTGCTACATTAAATACCAGTGATGCTTTTGGTACTATTGCAAATGGATATGGATCTGAAGTTAAAAGAAATAGTGGTCAATTAATCTTTTTAGAAAATAGAGATCCTATTAATAGATCATCATCACAGATTGAAGACATTAAATTAATTGTCGAATTCTAGAAATTAGAATTTAAAGAGGAATAAAATGGGAATTACACGAGTAAAGAATTTTAACATTGCGCCATACTATGACGATTTCGATGAGACTAAAAATTATCATCGTATTCAATTCAGGCCTGGGCACGCAGTACAAGCGAGAGAATTGACTCAGTTACAAACTGCATTTCAATCTCAATTAGATAAATTAGGACAGTATAATTTTAAAGATGGTTCACGAGTCATTGGTGGTAAAGTTACTATCAATACTGAATACGACTTTATTAAATTAACTGATGCTTCATTTACTCATTCCTCAACAACTTATAGTACAACTTATCAATCAGCTAATTTAAGTTCATTGATCGGATCAACAATTACTGGTACTTCTAATAGTGGTAATCAAATTACTGCTTTAGTATTAAATGCAATAACTGCTACAGGTTCAGAACCCAATACATTATATATTAGATATATTAATGCGGGTGGTTCAGATAAAACAGTTGAAAAATTTGTAGCTGACGAAGTATTTGTTAACGATGCCGGAACAGCTCTTTATGGTAAAGTTGGAGCTTCATCAGTTAATCCAATTGGCCAAGGCGCAGTTGCTAACATAGAAGAAGGTGCTTATTTTATAGCAGGAACTTTTGTTTATGTTGCATCTCAATCTCTTATATTAGACAAATATACAAATACACCAAATTATATTATTGGTTTAAATGTTGCTGAAACATTTGATTTAGATAGTGCTTCAGATAGCTCACTAAACGACAATGCTCAAGGCACTCCAAACTTTGCAGCTCCTGGTGCTCATAGATATAAAATTAATACTACACTAATTAAAGAATCTTTAACTGCACCTAATACTACATACTCTAATTACATTCTATTAATGAAAGTAAAAGATGGAGTTGTACAAGTTGAAACTACAGATAAAACTGGTGGAACAGAATTAAGCTCAAGATTAGCTAGAAGAACACATGAAGAGTCAGGCGATTATGCTGTAAGACCATACACTCTTGATATTAGAGAACATTTAGATGATGAAGCTGGCAACGGTGGTTATCTAACAGCTGCAAATGGTGGAGTTGCTACTAAGCTTGCAGTTGGTGTAGAACCTTCAGTATCATATGTTAAAGGACACAGAATTGAAAACCTTGCTACTAAATACGTAGCAGTTGATAAGCCAAGAGAATTTGTAAATGAAAATCAACAAAGTGTAAACCTAGGTCTTGGTAATTATGTAAAAGTTAATACTTCAGGTATGAACGGACTACCAGATATTGGTGGTACTTCAGGTGCTTATGCAACAGCTAGTTT